CTTTTGCTCTAGCTACACCATCTGCAATATACCCAACAACCTCTTTGAGAATCGCAAGTCCAATTGCTGCTGCTGAGAGTTTCACAAATGCATCAACCAATCCACTGGATATACCCAATGCACTACCCATATCACTTGCAAAATCCTTACCTATATCTTTTATTTCGTCCTGAAGGTCTTTTTGTTCTTTTTTCTTTTCTAATAATTCAATTTCAGTGTCTAAGATTTCAAGTGCTTTATCGCTAATTATACGACCATTTTTTACTTCTTCTTCGATAAATGATTGTCTTTCTTGAATTAGGGCATTAAGTTGGTCTCCGATATCCGCTTGCATTCGAAGGGAATCGGTCATTTTAGCCATCTTACCTTTAGTAACATCACTAATACCATCCAGTGCTAAAAATTCCTCTTTTAAATTACGAGCAAATTTGTTAGCTTCCTGAAGATTATTCTTAATTTCTTTACCTGATTCTTTAGCCACTTAAAGTATCCTTATTAGTTTACATCCCAAAATATTCTTTTCTCCAATCGGGAACTTTATCCCACGAACCATATTTTGCTATAAGTAAATCTTTAATTTCTTTGTTTTTTGCTTTTAATTTACCTTTAGCGATAGCTTTAAAGATACCATCAAATAAACCCTCTCTAAGAATGGGGTCTTTTAATCTTTCTTTTATTGATAATTTTTTAGCCATAGTAATTACTCCATTGTTATATGTATAAATATAAGAAAACCCAACAAATACGTTGGGTTTCTTATTATCTTCTACCTTTTGCTTTTGCCTTTCTCATTTCTTTATCATGTGCCTCTTTTTCACTTTGTTTAAATTCTATGATTTTACTAATGTAAAATTTCCGAACCCAAATCGGCATATTGTAAACATCTGAGAAAGTGAACCCACCATTTCCGTGATAGATGAGGTCAAATATGTGAGAATGTAGATGCTTTCTATAATTTTGCGGAAGGCCAAAAAAACCCGACGTCCATCGGCAGTAGCATCTCTCTCCCTTCCCCGGTTTCCTCAGATATAAATTCATACGTCATATCAACATCTGGGATTACATTATTAATGTGAGCTCTGAGGGCCTGTGAGTCTAATGCAAACAATTCGTTATCCACAAAGTTGTTAATTACCTTTTGGTCTGCTTCACCATCTACTGATAGAATCATATTCTTCAAACGAGTTGTTAAATCTCTTGAAGTGTTATCTTTTAACTTACGATTCTTTTTCTTTTGTTCCTCAATAGAGTGTTTTACTTTACGTTCTTTACTTTCTGTCATTGCCATAAAAGTAATCTTACGACCTGAACGTGGTAATGTAAATTCAAACTCATTTTTGTGTAATTCAGTTTGAGTTGTACCATCGTACTCTTTGTTTTCAAATTGAGTCAAATCAATGGTATCTTTTTGTTTGTTGTTAGTAAATGGGTCGGTAATTTCTACTTCATAATCTTTTCCATAACCCAATACTCTGGCTGCAATCATAATTGCGTTCTTATCACCTGTTACCAAATCAACATATTTGATTGGCACCCCCTCTCCATTTCCAACGATAAGTGATTGGAATAATCGGTCTAATACCGTACCATCTTTAATATATGATTGTGTAGTAAGGATATCTTCCTCTTTAGCAGTCATATACTTCATTTCTACCTTACCCGATGCTAACGGATTATCTTCTGGATAAATTAATCCTTTAGATGGTAAATCTACGATTTCAGTAGGGAATTTGTAATCGGAAACTTGCTTTTGTTCGTATTGTTGTTTAGCAATTTCCACCATCTCTTCATTTGAGATGTTTGATGAATAATCATCTTGTAAATTTTCTGTACTCATAACGTTACTCTTTTGTTTTAAAACTTGTATTTGTTGGTTAACCTATTAATAAATATGATAATAAAAATAATTAAACAAAAAAACCCCAACAAAAATGTTGGGGTTCTTAATTTTCAATTTGTATTACAACAATCCGAAATTAGTATTGTAGTATTGCGTAATCGTATGTAAGTGTTAAATCAACAGTTGCTAAATCTTCACCAGTGTAATCCATATCTGAGAATTTTGCTGTTTGGATATAAGCTCCTTTAAGTGTCCACTCTTCTACTTTATCACCAACAGGACCCAAACTGTTAAAAGTGATATCTTTTTTGTAGAAATCAGAGTAACCGTCTCTACCAGTTACTGATTCGTGGTGTAAACGTACCCACTCCATTGTAGCTTGTGCTGCAGATGGAACTACGGGGTCGTAAAGAGAAATTGTTAAATCACTCCACTCACTTCTACCTTTTACATATCTTCTTACGTTGATATGGTCGATAGTTACTTTACCATTTGTTATTTCAGGTCTATTGGCTGCTTTGATTAGATATGCAGGAATTCCTTCTACATACATAATAAAGCGGTTCGACATCTTCGGTTCGAATGATGTGAACATTACTTCAGTTGGGTCTAATAATTGTGCCATTTATGTTACTCCGTTGTGTTTTCTTTAATATAAATATTGTTCTTTTAAAAAAAGATTGTGTTCCCCACCGAAATGGGGAACTTAATCTAATTTATCTATTCTGGAAATGCTGCCCCAGTTGGTAATACGTTGAAATCTAGAACAATAAACTCAGCAGTCTTAGCTGGTTGTAAGAAGATTTCTCCTACCATAATGTTTCTATCAATTACATCTGGAGTGTTATTAGTTTCATCCATAATCACTCTAAATGCGTATAACCCTTGTCTTTGTTGGATTGATTCCAAATAAGGATTAACGATTGATAAGAATCTGTTTCTCGTAGCTGCTGTGTTGTTTTCGAACACTAAGTAACGAGTAGAAGATGCGATGAACTTCTTCACTGCAATCAACAACCTTCTTACATTGATTCTATCCAATGCTGATGGTTTAGCTTGTAGTGTTTTCTGTCCAAACACAGTTACACCTTGTCCAGGGAATGTAGCGATAGGATTCAATCTACCTTCGTAGAGTTCATCTCTTTCTGCTCTTGTCAATCTTGTCTTAGCTTCAATTACTGAAGTTAATCCACCTCTATTCAATCCTGCAGGAGCGAACCACTCAGCGGCAACTTGGTCGTTAAATGCGATAACGCCAGGAAGTACAGCTGATGGCGGCACCCATACTGGTTTGTTCTTATCTGTGTTAAGAATCTTAACCCATGGGTAGTAAGATGCTACATAGTTTGAATCAAATGATTGAACTGCGTTAGTTGCGGTTGAAATTGAATCACCCCATGCAGATGCATCCATTACAAAGAATGTATCTTGTCTATCTTCACACATATCTTTAGCAAATGTTGTTACTGCAGAGTGTAATCTGTGGATAACACCTGGAATTACTAACATATTGATATCAAACTCATCAGGATTAGATACAGCGTTGATAGCTTTTCTAAATGCTAATGTACCAGTTGCGGTATTTGAAGATAAATCATATCCTTGTGTATTACCTGCGATGATATCACCTGCAGTATAAACAATTCTATTTGGTTTGTATCCATCAAATCCACTTTGGAAAGGAACTAAGAATTTACGAGATGCTAATGCCGTATTATTATCATTTAAATCAATTGCTCCAGTGTATGGTGCGCCTGAAGATGGGTAGTTAGCTCCAGTATTCTGATTGTAATCACCTAAGTAGAATGCAGTACCTGCAGTTGCAGTAGATGAATCAGGAGTTGGTGCTAAATAGTTTAAGTTATCAGTTGTAGCAAAATCAAAATCAAATCCATAGAACTTCTTAGAGTTATATGAGTTATTGATTGTTTGGTCTGATACATAAGTTGGATTAGGTAACGTAAATGCAGTTCCATAAGGATTTTGCAATGCTGCGAATCCGAAAGGTACTAATGAAGGGTCAATTGCCTCATCTTTAACTGCCTGAGTTACTTCAACTCTAATGTTTGCCGAATTGTTAGGGTAATCACCATTTGTTGATAATTTACCATTTGAATCAACAGTAATATACTTATCACCAATTACTCTAGCGATAAAGTTAGGTGAATTAGGGTCTAAGTTAACACCCTGGAAAGTTTCAACTAAGTTAGGTCTGATATCTGAATCAACCACGCCTACGAATGGTGAACCATTTACTTTATCTTGGTCTACTCTTCTTACGATTACAGTAAATGAACCATACTCAGAACCTGCTACAGTTCCAGCTGGTTTAACATCCTGAATACCGATTTTAAATTCGTAGTTAGTTGGGTTACCATGTGATAAAGTATGGAACTTAATTAAATTAGTAGTAGCACCACCAACTTTTTGAGAAGTAATCCAAGGAGTAGCTGCCTCAGTATATGCTTTTGAGTAATCAACATCTTTTGCAACATCTAAAGTTACAACAACTTCTTCACCAGTGGCGAACGATGCTGATTGGAATGTTTTAAAGTTAGATTGTACAAACGCGTCTTGCGACCCTCTTGCAGAGAATCCAAAAGTTTTGGTAAAGTAGTTACTATTTGTTGGGTTTAAAGATGCTGAAAAATTAGTTTCAACAGCCTCTGAACCTGTAATTGTTAATGTAAATAAAGATGCTGATACATCAGATGAACCGAATTGGTCTGCTACTGAACTTTCTTTAAATACATCGGTATCAGAAACGATACCAGTAGTTGGGTGTAATACTGCGGCCAACTTCTGACCTTCTGATGATGAGATGATTAGTCCAACTGGATTTTCCAGAGTGTATCCATCTTGTCCTAATACCCTTACGATTGTTGCAGTTCCAGCATCTTCCAAATAAGATTGAGCAGTATATGGTAGGTACGAATCTTCCGTTAAACCACCAAATATCTGCTGAAACTCTTGAAAAGATTCGACTTGAGTTGGAACGAACGCAGGTCCCTTAACGGTTGACCCAATTAACGCTGCTCCAATTTCACCAATCCCTTGAGGTAGAAATGACAAGTCCTTTTCTCTTGTAAATACTCCAGGACTTACTATTCTTTCTGCCATTTTTTTCTCCTATTTAATTTCTTTGGTTTTGTATATCTATAAATACTCCAAAAAATCAGAAACGATTATATTTATACGTTGGGTGTAAATACACCTGTATTAATATCGAACTCACCCTCGCCATACTTTTCTTTAAGTTCACCTGCTAATTTAATTTCAGATTCCCTCATCTCCAAATACTTTTGTTTTAATTGAGCTTTGAAGTTCTCAATATTTGTTTTTTGAGTTTCGATTAAAGTAAGTTCAATTTCAACTTCACCCAACCTAGCGGTAACTTCTGAAAATTCTTGTCTGAACTTTCCAATCTTTGCGATTTCTTCTTCTGTAAATTTAATCACTTCTGTTTCTTTGACTTGTTTTACTTCTGCCATAACATTTTTTTATTAAGTTAAACTTTGTGTTTATATAAATATGAAAATTTATTTAGAAACATTAGGTATCTAATCCTACATTCCAAAGTATTTTGGATGTACCAAATGCTTTCTGAGTATTCATTGTACGTTTACCTCTATCTTCAGGTATAATGTATGCCTTTGCAGTAAGTGTTACATTACTTCGTACCAATCTTTCTTCACCAACTGCATTTGTAGTTTCGAATGAGTAAGATTCTCCTTTAATTTGGAATTTATATCTTTCACCAAATGCACCGCCTTGAAAATAGATTACCTGTTCTACTAACTTATTTAAATCTTCCATATAATCACACCACATAATAACATCATACTGAATGTTTACATAATCAGGTGTATCTACCATATGATATTCATAATAATCTCTACTATCCACTAATTGTGAA